CAAGTACTTCCGCCCCGATTACCACATGGCCAAGCAGCCCATACGGCCCATACTCAACGGCGTGCGGCCCATCGTTATCGGGATGGATCTCGGGCTTACGCCTGCGGCAGTCATTGGGCAGCAGGATCCGCGTGGTCGGTCACTAATACTTGACGAAGCTGTTAGTTTTGATATGGGCATCCAGCGGTTTGTCCGCACGGTGCTCAAGCCGCTCATCTACGAGCGGTTTCCCAACGCACCCATACTTGTTATCACAGACCCTGCAGGTGTGCAGCGGGCGCAGACCGACGAGCGCAGTGCGGTGGACATCATCAAGGCCGAGGGGATGCGGGTGATGCCTGCCAAGACCAATACCATCTCGGCGCGGGTGAACGCCGTGGATGAGTTTCTCATGCGGCAGGTGGATGGCGACCCGGGGTTGATCGTGGACCCCCGCTGTACGCGGCTCAAAGCGGCCATGATGGGCGGATATCGCTACCATCCCAAGAACGGCGGCATTGAGAAGAACAAGCACTCGCACGTTGCCGAGGCCCTGCAGTACCTGATGCTCCACCTGCACAGTGCAGGGGAGGGGGCGTATGTGGCCAGACGGAAAGAGATCAAGCAGGTTGCTGCCTCCGGGTGGACTTGATATGCTCTCCCCCGTCGCCTCTTGGGGGTTAGTGCCTTTTCCCCCATCTGCCTACCCCTGCTGGATTCACCCCCAGCAGGGGCTTTTGCATTTCCATCGCAGATGGTATAGCGTATCCCTGCGTGCAGGATGCGGGAGTCGATTATGAAATGCGGTAAGGCTTACGACGTTAAATCCACCAACCCGAAGATGTCCGGGAGTGCCGGGAAAATGCCCTACGCTGGCAGTAGTTACCGCACAGGTGGCGTTGTCTCGATGAATCGCAGTGATGCGAAAGACTCTGCTGAGAACGACCGTCTAGCCCTCAAGTTTCTCAACCAGAGTGCCGAGAAGCCCCGCGCCCCTCCTGCTCCTGCACGCGCCTCTTCTGCTCGGATGGCGGCAGAGAACGACAAGCTCGCCGTCAAGTATCTCAACCAGACGGAGCCCACGTTCGACAACTACTCCCCAAGCGCCCCGAGGGGAGCCCGTGGACCGCGAGCGCGCTCAAGCAAATAGCACAGGATCCTAATAGAAATGGCTACCGTTACCCCCGCGACCACCATCGTCAACATCCGTGGCATGAGTGTCCCGCGTCTCACATGGGCCGGCATCGTTACCGGCGACACCGCCGAGCCCTACGGCATCACGGCGCAGGCGGCGATTGCTGGGTCCATCCAGATCGGCGGTACTTTCGGTGGCACTACCGTCACCCTGCAGGGTTCTAACGACGGTACGACGTACTTCGGCCTGAAGGACGTTGCCGGGAACGCCATCACTGCCACGGCAGCTGCCTATTTTGAGTTCACTACGGCGGCGCTCTACATCAGGCCAGCGCTGACCAGCGGATCGGCCAACGCTGTCGATATCACTGTTCTGCTGCGAGGCTGATCATGGCGCTCGCGCTAAGTATCATCATGCGCAGGCTTCGTCTTGGGGGTACCGCTACCCCCGTGACTGCGCCTACTCTCGATTTCAGCAAAAGCGCGAACTCACAGCTTTTGCTGGTCAGTATTGGAGGTCTTTAAGTGGCTACGATTCAAGTTCTCGACGCGACCAGCACGCTTCAGACGGCGGCACTGGTAACCAATACCGGCCAGACCACGGCGGCGAACAGCCTCCCGGTAGTCTTGGCAAGCGACTCGTCTCCGGT